CCATCGCGTGGCTTTGAACTTCGTCAGAAGTTGGCAGAACGATGGTGCCAAGGAAATGCTTGTCCCATTCGTCAAAGGTCGTAACCTTTTCCTTCGGACGTTGGGTGAGCCAATACTTGGAGCCGTCAAACTCGCCGTCTGGAGTGTCGCCCTTACGAGTAAGGATGTCTTGCGCCTCGCTGTCATTCAGGAGGTTGAACCATTTCTTTTTGCCGGTGAAATCGGCGCGAGTAATGGAGCCAAGCAAACGGGAGTCCATCTGCTGTAGAACTTGGTCGAACGATGTCTGGAACATCGTTGGGTAGAAGGTATCAATAGTAGCCATATTGGCAGGGAATTAGAGAGGTGAAGTTGAGCCGCCCTTGTGAGCGACTGAGGAAGTATCGTGTCTTCCCGGTTCTTCGGTTCTCCGCTGTTTGCGGGCCTATGTCCGGCATACAGCTTATCCTTGCGGGGCCGTTGTTACCCTAGATTCTCACATCTGAGAAAAGATGCAAGCGCAAAATGACGCCAATTAATAAGCCCACTTTGCATCTCCTAAAATCTCGTCGGAATCCATCCAGCTTTCATCCCATTGCGCATTGGTGGCAGCGTCCCAGTCCGGAATCGCTGATGCAGCGTCTTTTCCAGTCAGCGAAACCGGTAGCCACTTGATGCGATTGTTCGGGTAAATGGCCAGTTGTCCGTTTTCCAGTTTTATTACGTTGGCTTCTTTGTGCTCCTCAAGTAGCTCGGCATCTCCGATGTCAAACATTCCAGAGGATTGACCTTCTGGCAAATAGTCGATGGTGAACCAGTAATGACCTTTAGCGGGTGCAAATCCTTTGCCTAAATTGATTAGCACAGGCACATCCGCTAATTGATCTTTACGCCAGACTTCGATGGAGCCGGAAAGGCATTCCCACATCTGCACTTTATGCAGCGGCAAATTAGGCTTGTCGTCTTCGTCCGGTTCAAACCAGAACACGCAATGCGGCGGAACTTTGTCGTAACAAGCCGCATATTTATCAACCCAAACTTGAAAGCATAAAGGCCTATTACGCATGGCCCGCACAGATACGAGCCATGCCGGTTCATATTCATTTACCGATCCGCCAAAGGCATCACAACGAATATACACCCTAGCTTTTGGGCAATTTACGTTTCGCATAATTAGCGCTGAGAAGCCTCAAACAATCCTTTTAGCTTTGCCAGCGCTGCCTGTTGAGCTTCCGGCCCATTCTTGCCAGTGAAATCGTCACCTTTTTGGATGCGATCCATTTGTTCTTTGTAAGTAGCCTGACTTTCAGAACTAACCAGCCCCTTGTCGTCGCTGATCATCTCATCAAAGCGCAAAGCTGCACGGATAAAGTGCGGATTGTTACCCAGTCCACTGGCTTCCAAATCGACGCCCATTGCAATCGCTCCACGGTTTGCACGCTGCCAGTTGTTCTTGGCGTCGTCTTTCCATTCGGCATTGAGTTCAGCAACCATTGCTTCAACCTGCTCTTTTTGAGCCGACTCAGATTTTGCCACAATGCTGCTGATATTCTCATTATTGAGATTAATCAATTCATGCAGCGCTTCCGGTGGCACGCCGTATTTGTGAGCAATGCCCGCAGCTTTTCCGGCTAATTCAGCATTCCATTCAACGCCTTCAGGAAGGTTGTCAGGTGCCTTGATGCCATAGTCTTCCGGCTTCTCAGGCGCTCCGGTAAACTTGCGAAGATCGGCATAATACTTGGCCTGATCCTCTGGCGATGCGTCGGCCCCAGGTTTTTTTGGAGCCTGCGATTTAGCGCCGAAAGCTTTTTCAAGCTGAAGATAAGAAGCGCCTAGTTGGTCAACCTTTGGCTCGCCCTTCTGCGCATCCCAAAACTTTTCAGGAATGTAATCAGGCCGCGTTACCGTAGAAGGTACTGCCTCGATTGGCGTTGTCGTCGTTTCAGTTGTGGTCGCTGCTTGCGTTTGCAATGCGTTGTCCGCCGGTGGTGGTGTGGTTTCGGTTTCCATAAGAAAGATTAAATGCCGTTAGCTTTGCAGAATTGCGAGTAAGCGTCGTTGCCGTAATGATTAACAAAGCATCGCGCAAAGTATTGCGTGCCGGGTGTGCCCCACTCAAAGCCGATAGCAAAAGTAATGCCTGCCGCTAGATCATCACAACTAGCGGCAGGCTCCGACGCCGACGGATTACCGACAACCTCCGGCGCGGAAATTGGTTCAACAGTTAAGGATTCGTTAACAGTTGGCGCTTCGGCGACTTCAAAAGTAAGGCCCTCAATGCCTGCGACTTGGCGGATTTGCCCAATGATGCGCGGCGCTGGCTTGGCGTTCATCCATGCGATATTGCCAATGATATTGCCGATTATCTCGCCGTCGCGGTCAATTTGATTGTCTGGTGTGATCGTGATCATAATCTGTCAATTTCCTTTAGTAGCAGTGGGTTCAATTCTCCTGTCATAAAATTCGCACGATTAGGCGCTGAAATCCTGTTAATGAGTTCAGACTGAACTGCGACATACACGGCGGATGTCATTTGTTTATCCTCTAACAACGCTACAATCTCAGACCTCGAAAGATCGGATAGCGTCAGGTTAGATAATGCGAATTCTCTAAATGTGAGTTTTTTTTCAGTCATGTTTCTTGTTCTTGCGGTTTTTCGGTTTCTGGAATGCCCTTTAGGTGCATCGTAAATAGCCATCGAAGCGGCTCTTTCTGCCCTTCTCGGAATGCTGCTTTAACTACATCGCCGCCTTGCTCGAAAGCGGGATTAAGAATACCGCCCACGTCTGCGTTGAGTGAGCGGAAAACTAGCTGAAAATCCGGCTTGTCGAAGAGTCGAAGAGCGGCTTTTAACACGTCCTTCTTTTCGTCGGCAGTGAGCGGCGTCAGTAGCTCAGGTGATGATGGTGTCATGTGTGATGATTACGCCCCGACTAATTCCTTCACTTTGTCAATACCGCCAGCACTATTTACAGCGCTGCCCATTTCTTTCGCCATCATGGCCGCTTGCTGCATTTGCTGTGCCTGTGCGCGTTGTTGCTGAATAGCCTCGACATCTTCACGCTTGCGGAGCAGCCCTTCAGGAGCACCAACGAGCCTTGATTTCTCGCGGATGTAAAAAGTTGTGTCGATATTGTCCATAACCGTAGGATCAATGGCAGCAATCGAAGCGGCCGTCTGCATGACTTCATCGGCGCCGCGAGCGTTCCAGCTATCAATCGCCATTGCAAGGCGTGACGTGAGCGCAATCTCTGGATCGGCGACTTGCACAAAGCCACGTCCGACAAGCTCATAGGCTTCTTGTGGAGGTGGTGGAAGCAAGCCATTCTCAGCGCAAAGCTCGAAGGCACGGCGTAGATGCGGCTCAATCGTCTCTCTTACGTCGCGGTGATAGATAGGCCCCACAGTGTCCAGTTTTTCACCGGCACGTTGTGCCACTTCATAAGCAGTCATCTCGCGGTCAATGCTGGCAAACATCTGGAACATATCGAGCGAGCAAAGGCGCTTGATCATGTCTTGACGCATACGCACACGTTCCAAAGCAACGCTCCATTCACCTGTGACCGGCACAGGATAAACACTTTCAGGCCCCATGCCGGAAGGGTAATAATTCAGCGCCCGTGCTGCCGTTTTGAGACTTCCTTCAAACGTGTCAGGCACAAGCATCGGAGGAAAGACTTGCTTCTCCGCAAACACGTCCATCATTTGCTGGATGAAATTGAGCTGGCGAGCTTCTGGCAGAATGGCAAACCCTGGACCGTAGCCCCATCCAGTGGAGCCAATCATTGCGTCATAGGACAAGTAACGGCCAACGGTAAAAGGAAACCCGTCGTAACCGCCTTCTTGAACCATCTTCTTTGACGACATCTCGACGTAGGCCGAGACATACTTCTTGCGCGTCTTGATGTTGTATCCGTATGCGCCAACCTTGGAAGGCTCGCGAGGCTCGACGATGTGAATGAATGTGAAGCTCTTTCCTTTGCTGTAATCGCCCTGAAAACAGTCTTTGATGACCTTGGGAAGATTGTCTTCGCCGAATTGCTGACGTGCCTGCTCTGCCGTTAGTTCAAACTCGCGGATGAATCGGTAGCATTTGCCGAATGGATCAAGCTCAAAGACGTAGGTGCCAATCTTGATCTTTTCAAAGCGCAGTCGATTGCCCTCGCCCATCTCGGAGAAAATGGCAGTTGTGCCAAAATTCCAAAGGTCGGCTACGGATTCAAGGCGCTCGAGTTGGAAGTTGCTACGGCTGTTCACCTCTTGATTGAGAATCTGCGAGCACTCCGAGAGCCAACCTTTCACAGAGTCGTCATTTTTCAGCTTCAGATTAGGCTTCAGCGAAATCCATGGTTGAGACGCCGGAGTTGTCCATGACGTGTAAGCAGATACGGCGCGCTGCACGGAGTCGGTAGCAGTCGCGTCGTAGATTTGCGCCTCCTTGTTACTATCCGGCATATATCGCTTTTCTGTAATGCCTGCCTTGCGCGGGCTTACGTAGTTGGCGATGTCCTGCCAAATTTGATCTTGAGTCGACACGCGCTGATCCTTCAGCCGCTGATAACAGCTAAGCCACTTCTTTGTTTGCTCCGTGCCTTCGTCGTTCATATTAGCGAGATGGGAATTGAGTCATAAACCCGCCGATATTAGTGGACTTCGGCTTAGGTGCTCGCGTGTTAATCATTACGCCTTCACCGCCAGAACCAAGCGCACCGATTGAGCCGAGCGCCGTTTTTGGTGCCAGCGGATTCATTGGATTGATTGTTTTATCAAGGCCCATGCGACGATAAGCGGCTGTGCTGGCCTGCTCTCCGTCAGCCGAGTCAGCACGAACTGGCGCAGGCGTAGGCGGTGGCGCTTTGGGTTTCTGTGGTTTTGGACTGCCTCCCATAATTGAGCGATTCTCTCTCACTTTTGAGAAGTCGCAAGCCTTTTTCTCAATCGTTGATATGGAATCCAATGCGTCTCTCCATTGTGCTCGCGGCAAAATCCTAGCCATTTGCGCTTGTCTTTTAGCGGGTCAATGCTGACAAAATAATCAAGATTGCCCACGGCCAGCGTCACAAAAACGGCAAGCTCTGAGTAATCGCCGTAGTCTCGACTCGTATCAAACGCGCAGATGAAACAGTCAGGCGAGCAAAAGACATAGCCGTCCGTCAGATGCTCTTTCATCATGTCGTTAAAGTTAATGCCTAGCTCTTTGGCTAGATCGTAGGCTTCTTGAAATGGCGTCATTTCTTGAATCTGGGCTTGAAGTTGTGCAGGCGATAGACCTGAACAGCGCTTTCGCTGCATTTCAGAATCTTAGAGATGGCCCAGTTTGAATGCGTTTCCCAAGCTCGATCACTGATTTGTGGCAACTGCTCTTTAAGCCTCGTGCGTGTCGTCTTATCCGGCGCTCTTGGCAATCCTAGTTTACGCCTGAACTTAGTGACTGTCTTTTCACAGCAACCAAGCTGCTTAGCGATTACCTCGTTTGTTTGGTTCCAATCGGTGACGGAGCTGAAATCTACTGCGTTGTGTAACATGTGATGATGATGTGATGATGATTAAGTCTGCTGCCATTCCTGGCGTCTGCGCGGCGATTCTGGACTATTGTATCCGGGAATCAAGCCTAAACGATCTGCCTCTGCCATGGTTCGCACGCCGTCAGCGACGTGAGATGCCCACGTGTGAAGCGGGACGTTGCGAACAATGCCGCTTGATGAATCAGGCGCGGACTCGTAAGCTTTGAGTCCTTTGACGCCCATCTCACAAGCTGGGATGCGGAACTCAAACGTAGGCATTAGGCCCATGACGTAATCGACGCCCTGCCACACGTCAGGGATCACAGGCACAACGACAATGTTTTTGAATCCTGCTGCAATGGCATCGCTCTCAAATGTCACGCCGTTGCGCTGCGTTTGGCGTGCATCGTGCGGCATGAAGTGTTTTCCGTAGTTGTAACCCTTCGCGGCCATATGTGCGCATCGCTCCTGAATCGTGAGCGGAAGGCCAATGTCGCAGTCGATCCAGCGGAAATGCCCGAATGCCGAGCGTTGACCATACCACACCGTTGTATTGCGCGGCCCGCCCAAATCCCAGAACGTGTGAACCGGCGAACGTCCATCAATCGGGAACTCTCCAATCCTGCCCTCTGCTGCCGCTGCCGTCATGTATCGGCCATAGATTGCGTTCTCGTTGGCAATGTTGAAATCACAATAGAACTCCTGTCTGATTAGCGGCTCAGACATTCCAGATCGTCGTTCCTCGTCAATCTGTGCCAGCGTGATGGCTCCGGTATCCTCAACGCTCAGAACCTGGGTGAACCAAGACTCGTTTGTTTTAGCCATCTTGAGCATGTCGAAGAAGTGATTTTCTCCGCGAGGCGTGCCGTTGAACCAAGCGAAGCCGCCGTTTTCTGCCAGAATCGGGCGCGTGTAATCCCACGCCAGCGGATTCTGATTCTGAAACTCCGAGAACACAACGCCGTAGTAGTTGCCGCCCACAACGTCCAGGTTGTCAGTGCCCAGAATCTGAATCGTTGAGCCGTTGATTAGCTCGATTCGCATGTCCGTTTGATTCGGAGGCTTAGCGAGCAGTTCCTTCGGTATGTGGTCGATGACGCGCATTCCATTAGTCACGTCCACGTTAGTCCATAAAGCCTTGCGTCCTAGTGCTGCCGTTGGAAAATAATAAGCTAGGTTGCACGGCTTTTCTACAGCTTTGGTAATGAGTCGATTGAGGCACATTTTATCCTTACCACATCGGCGATGCCAAACCATTAAACACCGCTTATAAGTATCCATAGCCCTCCACATGGGAAGCTGGTAATCACGCGGGTTGAATCGGTGTGGGAGTTCAATGGTCATATTGCTAAACTTAGCTCCTTGTGAGGCAATGCGTCACCCTCTAACCATTGACCCAATGCTCTAGCTTGTCTGCCGTTTTCGGTGCCTTGCATCCAGCCTGTGCCATCCACAGACTCCACACGCCAACGCTCGCATATATGAAGACGCTCGACCTCATTGACTCGACCAACATGGACACGAATCCCAGTCTGTGCCCACATAGGCAATGAACGCCATTTCCACTCAGTTGTCCCGCCAATAAACACCACTTCAGCATTTGTTGGAATGTCATCAGGAGTCATTCCATCCTGAACCGCTATCGCTAAAGGCCATCCGTAACGAGCTACAACAGGTGCGTATTTCTCCCATTTAGCCAATGTCGACTCACGGTCTGCCACCACGTCAGGCACAAGCACCCAACGAGGATTCAGCTTTTGATCTCGCACGTTGTTCAGCATCGCCAACCAGGCTTCCTCACTCCACTCTCGGCCAGTTGTCCAACTAGCAAAAGCATCGTTATCAAGGGCAAATGGCATCCACGGCCTAAGTTTTGTTTTTTTCATCGCAGATGGCCCGACTAACCAACCAATCTTACCTTCATGCCTCCCTGCCCAATAATGCACGATGGCACTAGAGTTGTTTGATGGCATGACCATGAGTTTTCGCTTCACGTCTCGCGCCATGATCTGAGCCCAGTGCAGTTTTTTGATTTCAATGCTCACAGTTTGCGAATCACAATTTCAGTAGCGCCCGAATGCTCAACCTTCTCAGGAGCATAATGGCCGGCGCCTCTGCCAATCTCGCGCAAAGCCCCCGTAGCGGCTGAAAAGTCGGCCACCTCCTCGGCAGATGCGGCAATTCTAGCCAGCCTTTCAAGCCATTTGTCTTTGCTCATATCAAACTTGCGATCGGCTTTTTCGGCCACTTTTGCCCGCAATTCTTCAATCCTAGACATCACCTCAACACGATTAGCCAATCGAGGTCCGGCAGTTTCGGCTGACTCTGGCGTGCAATTCCAGCCATCACGATAAGCCTTAGCCGCTGGCGTGCTTAGCGCCACTGCTTGTGCAAATGCTTCATGCTTAAGGTTTTTTAGTGCTGGCATATCAATTAAAGTCTTCTCTGATTTCTTTGAAAGTAAAGGTAGGCCCTGAAAATGCCAGTGGAATTGTCCAATTGCGTGCGCCGCCTCGGTTTTTGTCACAATACAATCTTCGCTGAGTTTCGTCTGATACGCCATCAACCTCAACTTTTGAAATAATGAACACGCTATCAGCATTCTGACCAATAGCCCGAGACTCGCGCAATTTACCGTAATCGTTTAGCTGTGAAGCTGTGAGGATGTGGCAACCACTGCGACGTGCTGCATTCTTCATGCGTCTGGATACGCTGGAAACGATTTCTTCCCGAGTTGCGCCCTTGCGTCCCTCTTCCTCAAGCAACTGGAGATAATCAACGACGGCTAAATCGTAGCCGCCTTGTTCGATGTCGGCCAAGATGTCTGATGCCGTGGCATTGTCGGTGTCGATCAAATCACAACCTAGGTCTGAAAGCTCACGAATTGACCGCATAAGCATATCCTGCTGACCTCGACTCATTAGGCCATTGTAAAGCGAGGCATTATCAACGCCGCTGTCTTCGCTCAATATTCGCAACGTCTGCTCTGTAATCGGCATTTCTAGCGAATACCAAGCCACTCTGGCGCCTGATCTCAGCGCATTTCTCGCGCAGTTTTGCATGATAGCGCTTTTACCGTCGGAAGGCAGGCCCGCAAATACAGTGACACGGCCTTTCTGAAGTCCTCCGCATTTCTTGTCCATCGTATCAAACCCAGTTGTGAATCCTGCTAATGCGCCCCCTTTGCTCATTCGTTCCTGGATCTCGTCCATCGTTTGATCCATTGCCGTTTTCAATGTTACCCGTGACAGTTTGCGGATTGTTGACTTTGCCACGGATTCCAGCGCTTCCTGAGCCTGCTCAATCGCGTTAGCGATGCTAATGCTTGAATCTTGGAATATGGCCAGTGCTTTGGAATGCGCTTCGATATGGCACCGAGCGAGATACTTGTCTTGAACAATGCGCTTGTATTGCAGGTAATGGACAGGCGACGGAACGAAACAATAAAGCTCTGTGATATAAGCAGCTCCGCCAATTTGCTCAAGCTCTCCCTTTTCCCGGAAATGATTAGCCAGAAGAATAGGGTCAATTGGCGTGCCTATGTCGTAAAAGGCAATAAGAGCGGTAAAAATACGCCTGTGCTTTTCAAGATCAAAAGCTGAAACATTAAGTGTATTTCTAGCCTCTCCGATTCGATTGACTGGATCTTGTAGGAGGCATGAGAGAAGCGATGATTCAGCCTCATGTGATACTGGCATGTTCATAAGCATGATTGAGGGCGGATTGGTTGAGCTTTCGGTTTTGGTTTCTCGTCCTCATAGCGTTTCGAGTTCAAGTAACTTGCAGGATATGGAATGTATTGTCCTGAATCTTTAGTCCAGTCTTCAGACTTACGTTGCCAGTCTAAAACATTAAGAACGGTAATGAGATCTGGTTTGATTTTGTTCCATGCTTCCAGAGCGTCTGATTTAGCGGTCTTTCTTGGGTATGCTGTCCAAAATTCCTCAAAACCTTCCCAATCCGAAGGATATACTTTCCCTTCCTTGTTCCCTTCCTTTCCCTTCCCTTCCTCCTTGGAGTCCTCCAAGATCATTCCAAGATCATTCTTGGAGTCTTCTTGGAATACGCTGGAAGCCTTGAGTTTACTTGGATTCGGCTTGTCCACCCTTTGATGCTTAGCAAAGTTCTTAATCTTACCAATAGACCTTCCTTGATCATCTTTGCCCAGGTCAATCCACCCTACGCTGGAAAGGTCTTGGAGTGCTCTTGGAATCTTCGTGGAATCCTCCAAGAATGGAAAGACCTGTCCACGAATCAGCACTGGATTGGCTAGGAAGTATCCTTCATCGTCTGCCCAGTTGAGCAGAGCAATGGCAAGTAATCGAGTGAACTCAGACTTACTACACAATCCTTCGTGCATCCAAAATTCAGGCTTAATGGTTCGTATTCTCATAAACATAAAATCCCTCAACTCTGCCGTCGAGTTGGAACGCGCCCAATGAAAAAGCGCCCCGACGGCAGGATTGAAGGATTAATGTTTGAATGATCATTGTATAATTGCCAGAGGGTTCCAATCCTTTACCCGGCGTCTCAGTTTATCAGATTTGAGAAAATCAAAAGAACAATTACCACGGAATTTCTCCGCCATCGTCTTCTAATGGCGAGGGAGCGGCCTTTGCAACCTGCCGAGTCGGGCGAGCTTGCGATTGATGGCCTTCGTTGCTCCACTCCTTGCCGTTGCCGATGATCGGCAGCTTAGCGGCTCCGCTTTCTCGCTCCTCTTTGGTTGATGGCTCAGCGACAAAGTGCGTGTTGCCGTAGTCGTCCTCGCCGTTCTTGTTCGAGATGGCTTCTAGATTCAGATAAACCTTGCCGTTTTGGTGTGGCTTGGCCCTGCTCTTAGCGATGCGGATCACAACGCAATCCTCGCCCTTGATTGTTGCTTTGCATGCTCCCTGGAGTTGGAGCAGGTTGATTGAGATGTTTAGTTTTTTCATGGTTTTAAGTAGTTAAGGATTTCTAGTTTTGCGGCATCAAAGCCTCGGCAGACCACGACTAAATAGCCGTTATCCGACAACCTGCGATGCCATTCTTTCTGCGCCTGCGAAACAATGCCGCCTGTAACGCGCTTCATTTCAATAAACATTCCTGAATAGCCGTGACGAGGAATCGCCAAAAACAAATCAGGAACGCCAGCTTTCAAGCCTTCAGATTTCAGCTTGCCTGCCTGCGCCTTTGAAACGTGCGCGCCGTTTGGCACCGAAAACAATGACGCAAGCTCGTGGATTGTTTTACTTTGGATCGTAGCCCAGGCCACTAACGCGCGTTGCTCAACGTGTTCGGAATATGACGGAGCTTTCATGCTACCCTCCCTTGCAGCCATGACGGCATTTGAGCAACAGCTCGGCCATGATAAGCTAGCTTTGTTGACGTTCCCTGCCCTCCCATAATGGCCTTGACCATAGCCTTCTTCATCTGATCGTGTTGCCCTGCCTTGCGCTCAATCGTGCGCCAGACGGGAAGCTCTGCATCGGATATGACGACGTGAACATTGACCGGCCTCGTTTGACCAAATCGCCACTCGCGCCGGATTGCCTGATAAAACGACTCGTAGCTGTAGCTAATGGACGCAAATACCATGTGACTTGCATGTTGCCAGTTCATCCCAAATCCACAGATGGACGGCTTGCTAATCAGCACGCGAGCGCGGCCCTCGCTGAAAGCATTCATCCTATCCTCCTTAGCATCAATCGAATCAGATCCCTTTACCTCCACAGCATCAGGAATTAGCTTTGCCAACAACTCGCTTTCATCATTCGATTCACACCAAACAAGAGACGCTTCACTTGTGCAGTTTGCCAATTCAGCAGCAAGGCCGCACCGCTCTTTCAACGTGAGCCGCTTTGTTTTGTGCAAGTCCGTTGCCGATGATGTGGGCATCATAAACAACTCGCCCTCATCACCCGCCTGCATTGGAGTGTTAACCGTATGAGTGTGAGTTTGGAGCTTGGGCAAAATATAAGCGCCATCTTCAAAGCCCAGATCGGAAGGCATCGAGACGCACGCGGCCCAGCTTCCTACCCATGCCCAAAAGTCAGCTTCGGCGTGGCCTTTAATCTTATAAACGCCCACTTTTGACGGGTCATTGATAAACCAGCGAGCTAGCATTTCAGTCGATGGCATCACGCCGAGGAACTGTGAATGGTTGCCAAGCTCCATGTGATCGTTAGGCGCTGGCGTAGCGGTGCAGGCTAGTCGGTATTTAGTATCACTAAACTGATCACAAAGAAGCTGCTTCGTCTTGCCCATGAAGCCCTTGAGGATTGAGCTTTCATCGAGCACGACGCCAGCGAAACGACGGCAGTCGAATTTATCAAGACGCTCGTAGTTCGTGATCGTGACGCGGCTGGAAACAATGCCATCTTTTGAATAAACGACATCCATGCCAAGACGACTTTGTGCCTCTTTGACTGTCTGGCTTGCCACCGCCAGCGGTGCTACAATAAGCACCTCGCCGGGAACGTGCCGCGCCCATTCGCATTGAGTGATGGTCTTGCCGAGTCCAGTATCGAGGAACAAAGCAGAGCGGCCTTTCTCAAGGGAAAACTCTGCAACTTTCTTTTGAAACGGGAAAAGCGACTTATGAATGCCGCTGTGATTAATCGGCATGGAAGCAGGCATGAGCTTCTTGGAGTTGAGGAAATCGTGATAATTCATAGCATAAACTCCGGTTGAGCTGAGGCAGCAGCGAGAAAGCCTTTAGCGTGTTCGTAATACTCTGGCTTCAATTCGGAGCCGATAAACTTCCGGCCCATCTCAACGGCGCAAACGCCTTCACTGCCAATGCCCGTGAACGGAGAAAATACCACATCGCCAGGATTGCTCCAAAGTTGAATAGAACGCCGAATTACGCCAAGCTGCAAAGGGCAGATATGCTTTTCGTCCTTGCTAGACTTGGCGATCTTGAAATTAAGCACGTCCTGTTGATCAACGTCCCACCATACCGGCTCAGCGTAACGCCTCCAAATGTTAATGGAGTCCACCGCTGCAACCGTATTGCGTGAATATGGTGAAGGATGATAACAACCTTCCTTGCGCGGATCGAGGTCAGCGTCGCCGATGTAACCAGCAAAACCTCCGCGAGAGATTGGCTTTGTTGACATCATGCCTTCAAGTGGTGGCTTACGCATGATGATAAGGTAATCGGCCATGCCTTGCCGGAGTTGCGATTGATCTCGAAGGACTGACTTATGAAGCAGCCCGTTGTTGTTCGTGCGTTCGCGCTCTGTGACTGGGCATTTCCATATCGTAACGCGGGAATGAAAATTCCAGCCCTCGGCTTCATGCGCCCTGATGATGTCACCGGGAAAGTCTCGCAAACCTGCGTAGCCATCGCTGCCAAAATAAGCAGGAAGATCTTTGCAGTGAATGACAGTGAGACGTCCCGGAACGGTAACGCGCAACTTCTCACGAATCAGGAACTTATATTGCTCAAAAAACTCGGAGTCATCCGCGCAGTTTCCCATATCGGCTACCGAGTCCGAATAAATGTAAAGGTTAGCGAACGGTGGCGAATAAACGCTCAGGTCGATTGAATTGTCAGGCATTGAGCTAGCAAGCTCCACGCAATCGGCATTGTATAAGCTCCAGCCTTCGCCGGAGGATTGATCTAAGATATTCATTGTGATGATAGTGATGATGTTTCGTTATTCCAACTGACCTGCAGGAACGAGTTCCACGCTAGCTTTGCCCATTTCCACGGCACCCGTCAAGACTGCATCGTGAAGATTGTCGAGCGCCTTGCCTTTTGAGTGCGTGGCATCTTTGAGAAGTTGCTTAACGTCTCCAAGACCGATTGAGCAAAGCGCGGTAAACTGCTCAGCGGTAACTCCGTAAGCTTCACATGCAGCAAAGACTTTTGTAACGTCGGTGATTGAGCGCCGCCCCTTTTTTTCTCGCAGCGTAAAGAACTGCTGGAACTCGGGATCGTTTTCAGCCCGCACTTTTGCCACGCCCTCGATGGCGGCAACGTAGCGTTTGACCATTGCCAGCCCATTCATCGCAGATGCAAGACGAGCGGCGGGAAGATCCAACGCGCGCGCCCACATGGCCTTTCTCTGTGTCTCGCCGTCCATGCCTGCAATGGTAGCAGGCTCGATAGCTTCGACCTCCTGAATAGCTGCTTCTTGAAACTTACGGCATCCGTAGCGAGCTTTGCAATATTTGCACCAATCGCCAGCCCGCAAATCATCAGGCCCAGCTTCCATCTCGGCATCAAGAGCGGCGAAAAGCCACGACTCCGCAAGCTTTAAACCGTTAGCGTTGAAGTCCGCCGTTGTCGGCTTGCCTTTCATAGGCTGGACAAGCGCAACACGCACGTCAGTCAGCTTGTGCTTTTTCGCCACTAAGACGGCCAAACTCATAAGCTGCGGATTCTCGATTGCCGTGGCGTGATCGCCGCGCAGGCTTTTAAAGTCGATGAGAAAACCGTGAGTGCCGGAGATATAGAGCCGGTCAAACTGCCCGGTGAATATCACGTCAGCTTTTGTAAACTCGGTGACTTCCACGACTCCGCCTAGGCGAGTAAGCCCGTAGCGTTTCTCACTCAGCCTATTCTTGTCATCGTGGCCCCACTCTGCAAGCAAACTGCAAACCTGGCGTTCACACATCTCAGCCGTTTGCACAGCCTCGACGCTTGCATTGTCTTCAGTCAGTTCGCCGGCAAGAATAGCGTGAACTTCGTTCCCAATATTGGCCTCGGTAGTATCCTCCTCAATTGGGGGCGCTGCAAACTCAGCTTGATGAGAGCCTGGGCATTCTAGCACGCGATGAAGTTTTGACGCACTAGGCACGTTTTGGAATGGATTGACGTAGCTCATGGCTGACCTCCTTTCACGAGCTTAACGATTGCGTCAAACTGCGCAAGGCAGCTCGTCAAAACGTCAGCTGCAGCTTCGGGCAGCGGCACAAACTCAGGATCGGCGAGGCCTTGATCTGCCATAACGCCGTGAACTTCAGACCATTTAATGCCAGCCACTGCGAGCTTGGCGGCGATTTGTTCAACCTGCGACGGCGGTTCATCGCTTAGAGAAAAGGATTCCGCACCCTCATTTGTATTAAACCCATGTGTCAATGCACACTTGGGCGAGGATGCGGCCTCTGACTGAGCCAGAGATTTGTATGGCGGAGGTTGCGGGCATTCCTCCGGCGTGGGAGTTTTCGGCTTGAAGAGCTTGGAGTCGGTAGCTTTTGGCGTTACATCGCGAGCCATGCCGATACGCTCAGCCTCATCTTCGTCGGTGATGCCGCTAAAACCAAACGCCACGCGAGCGCACTGGATGGTTGCTTTGTGTCGCAACATGCGATGTTCCATCTTCCACGGGTCGGTGTTACGACGGCATTCAGCTAAGTATTCAGTGACGCTAGTTGGATGCTTGCGATCTTTGCGATGAATAAGCGCGGTGCATGAAATGAGCTTGCCGTCGTTTTCAGTAAACTGAAACTCAATGCCGTCAAATTGAGGATGGTCATTCATCATACGCAGCCAGCCGTCAATGGACACGACTGGAACAATGCCGCCGCCTTTAGCTGGAAATGCGTAGATTTCCTTTGTGAGCGGATTCAATCCATACTCGTTGGCGACAATGACAAGGCTCATAAGCTCGTCGTCGGACGCGCCTTTGAAGACGGTATTCTTGAGCGTGCCAAGCAGCTTGGCGGGATCGACGTTGAACTTGCCTGCCATGGTGGCAAGCGCAGATGGTTTAGCGGTAGTAGTAAGTTGTGATGACATAGTGTGATGATGTTAAGCGATGAATGCGAGGCAGAGGATAATAACAACCAGCAGGATGCCGCCTGCAATGGCTGAAAATGTTTCGTGGTAGCGAGCAAGAAGAAAGCGGCGCTCCGCTTCTAGCCTGCGCTGGCGTGGAGAGTTTGCGCGGATGTGGTCATCCATCTTGAGGTGCCACTGTGCGCGGTTGTCGGTTACACGGTCGCCCATGCCGGAGCGGAAATGGAATGAGGATAGATTATTCATTAGCGGTAAGGTATTCGATTGCATCAAGTGCAAGTTGAACTGGAGTCCGAGCGCGGAATGATGCTTCCCACGCTTCATTTTCAGAATAAAGCTGAATGCCGGGATCTTCGCCAGCCACGGGCCAAGACATATGACGGTCTGCGATAACCCAGGTAAAACTGGAGTCGCTGCGGAACTCCAGACGATAGCCGCCGTTGATTGCGTCAGGATTTCTTAAAGTAAATCCGAGGTCTTCCAGCTTGCGAAAGATTGTAACGAAGAATGCACGCTTGCGCGGACCTTCGTTGATGGAGTCAAGCCATGGAGTTAAGTCGTTCATATTGCCGATCCTTTCCGAAGGCGTAGAGGGTTTCCGGTTGCGGCCTGCTTGCGTTTAAGCAAATCTGCAATGCCATTGGTGATAAATCCCTCAGCGAGGGACTGAAGGCTACAGCCTTGATTGGCTGCGTTGATACGTAGTTGCGAGTGCAATGTCTCGCTAATTTTTAGCGTTTTCATGTGATGATGTCGTGATGACAACGCATCTAATCACACGCGCCAAACTCGCGCAAGTGTAAAAGTAGAAATCTTTTCACCCGTGCCTATTTTGCCACTTAGCAAGGAAAGAACTAAGCGGCTCATCACCGTGATCGTTCATTCTGCAAACGCACTTATTATGCTGGCATTCAACAAACGTGCATCCCGGCTCATGGCTTACTTTAGGCTGTGCCGTTTTGAGCCGTCGGCATTTTGCCGTTGCGTTGAAATGATCTGCGATGCGTTGCCAGTCGGTCATGATTTCACAATAATAGGCCCGTCACCAGTTGCAAACGCGCCGCCGCATATCTTGCGCCAACGTAATTGAGCCGCGTCCCAGAATTTAGCGCCTTTAATTAAGCGCCAGTCTTTCGGCCCATTGTAGAGCTTCCATCCAAAAGGGATTTTCATCAGTCGGCGCATTCGATAACAAGCTGAATAAACCATACAAGGCTGAACAGGGCTGTTCCATACACAAATCCAAAACAATAGACGGCCAAAAAATAGAAACCGTAAGGCCAAATTGCACGCCTCATAGCAATTCAGCAATGGCCTCGCAAGCTGCCAGCCTTCGCACGGGATCAATCATCTTTTCAAGATCGCCAGCGTTGTCGATAAATCCAAGCTCGATGAGAAAACACGGTTGGAAAGCCATGACGGCAAGCCTTGAATGCTGGCTTGCGCTTTCAGTTTTAACGCCCCGCGATTTGGTGCCAAGAGAGGCGCATAAAGCCGCGTTGATTTTTGAAGCCAGCTCTTTGTTAAACTCGCCACGGTAAAACGTCTCTGTGCCATTTGCCGAGCCGTTTGCAGCGTTGCAGTGGATGCTTATCATAATGTCGCAGCCGTATTCTTCCGCGATGCCAGCACGCTCGCCAACTGGCGCGGGATCGCTGCCGTTGATTCGAGTTCTGACAACCTTGTGCCCGCGAGCTTGCAAGATGACGCGCAGCTCGTTAACCCAGTCCATCGCAATCTCGGCTTCTTTTTTACCGAAAGCACAAGCGCCAGGATCATAAGCACCTGCGCGCCGATTGCTCATTCCGTGGCCAGGATCTAGGCAGACAGCTTTCATTTAATAAACCCTCCCGTTGATGATTTTGTGATTCGTCACCTCGTAATTGCCATCGGATTGCGTTTCCACCCAAGCGAATCCGTGATTCCAACGGTTCACGATGGCGTAATCCGGCGTCAGGTCGCAAAGACACCCAGTGCTCCAACAGGATGAGAGCTTTTTGTTTAGCCCCGTGCTTTCAGTGTGCTCGCTAGTGCGATGCCAATGCCCGCAAATAAGCGACTCTTGCACACGCATCCAGATCCCTCGCGCTGGATTTACAGGTGAACTCATACCCTGCGGCAATTCGTGCCCGTGATAAATCGGCAGGCTACCAAGTCGAATAAGCGTTAGCGATGGCACAAGCTCGATCCTCGACTCATCAAATTTCAGCAGCACGGGAAGCTCGAAGTCTGACACGCCGAGAAGCACGGGCGCATTCTTAACCAGAAACATTTCCATTCTCGCTTCATGGTTTCCAATCTTATAGAATATGCGGGCGTTTGGGAATTGTTTTCGAAGGTGGAAAAGGAACTGGCGGATTGCATCAAGCTCATCCGCAAGCGAGCGCCGCGGATCTTTGTCGTGACGTGATACGCCGTAAAAATCACCGATGTCACCGTTGAGAATAATCACGTCCGGCTTTTTCTTTTTGCCGTGAGCGATAGCAGCGGCAACGGCAACTTCGTCGTGGTAGGGAATGTGGATGTCTGATAGGATCAGCACCTTCAAGGCCCCGCTCAAAACGATTGGCTCCCGTGTTCTTGCGAGCGTTTTAGGTATCACATCCTTCTGCCAGCCAAGGGGCTTAAACATAGTTTTATCCACAGCGTGTTTGTTGTGATAAAACCCTTTGGCCCCCCGAAGTCTTCTTATAGTATCGCGAGCCGATTCGGGCGACATAAAAACCGTGGGCAATTCCTTATGCAAGATTTTAGCAAGCGTAAGGTTTTCCGTTTCTGGAAAACGCTTAAGATACGATCTAACGATATCAGCTTTAGTCATAGATCGTGAAAAAATAGTGCAATAATAGCGAGTGATCCAACCGCTACCAAAGCAAATAAAATGCCTAGAGTAACGGTCAGAACGGTCATAACGATTACAGTCCGCTTTTGTCGCCGTCCTTGGCTACAATCAGCCCAAGACTAACAGCAAGAGCCGTCACCTGATGAGCGATTGGCGCATATTGTGGCAACACGACAGGCACCACTACGGATGCAAAACCAAAGATTCCAGCGAGGGTAGTTTTCCAGTTTTTGAAGATGTTCTTTTTCATATTACTTGCGGAGGTTATTGATTGCTGAAATGCAGCCTAGAATGCCAGCCAAAGTTCCGACTGCTAGAGAACTCAGCTTCAACCAAACTTCGATCTCTGCAAGACTCGTCACCGTGCTTGCAAAGGCGATTAGCGAACCGATAAAGGGAGTGAGGTGATTGTCTTGCATAAGTCAATTTAAGTCTAACTGTTGAGCCAAAGCAAACACTTCGTCGATCTCGGATTCAGTCTTGCCCAAAGCTGAAGCAATCTGCGAAACGCGGAAATGAGCGCGTGAAACCGTAGTCGCAAACTCAAAATCAGTTTGAGCTTTAAATCGTTCATTCGCGTCCTCAATACTGGCAACGTAAGCGCTAATTCTGATTGTAAGGTCACGCCCGCAAGCCTCACGAAAGCTCCGCATGGAAACGACGGCTGGCTGTGTTTCAGTGGCGCTTTTGTAAGTATAACCAGCAGCAATAGCATCGCTTTCTAGCATGGTATTCGGTGCCAATGGCGCGTCATTAAATGCCAAAGAAACATTGATGATCGTAGTTCCGTCGATGTGAGCGATTCGTTTCATATTAGAAAGTGATAACTAAAGCATAGCCTTGAGCGCCATTTCCACCAGCGCCTGAGTCTCCAATACCATCGGTTCCAGCCGCTCCACCGCCGCCGCCTGCGCCAAAGCCACCACCATTACCGCCTGCGCCACCCGCTCCTGCACTGTTTGAGCCGCCGCCGCCACCACCAGTGCCTGAACCTCGGCCTGCTGTTCCGTTGCCGCCAGCGCCACCGCCAGATGCTCCCGCTGTGCCACCTGCAAGCGATGTGACTGCTGCCGCTGCACCCATAGCACCGCCAGCACCGCCTGTAGTGTTTACGTTTGATGCGTTTAATCCGCCACCGCCGCCGCCTCCGGTTGGGGCCATGAAATTAACTGCCGCCGATGACGCTCCGGCTGCTCCACTGGCACCAGCAGCACCGCCCGCAGCAGTGTTTACGACAAGCAAACCAATACATGAACCGCCAGAAAGAGTCCCGCCAGCGCCACCACTACTCGAAGAACCACCAGAACCATTTTCACCTCCTCGGGCGATTGTTGAGGCAAAGCTAGTATTGCCCCCAGCTACGCCTGGGTTCCCGTTGGTGAATACTGTTTGAGCCGCGCCACCTGTGCCACCTGCACCAACTACAACAGACTCTGTGGAACCTAATTCAGTTGTGAGCGCCCAGAACTCCACAACTGCGCCAGCGGCAGCACCACCGCCGCCGCAACGTGTTACACCAACAGAACCTTTACGCCCTGAACCACCGCCACCGCCACCTCCAACAAGACGCACAAAAACGCGCTTGGCTGTGGATGGACTTGGATTCGTCCAAGTTGCGTCGGCTGTGTAAAGCTGAACGTCAGGGCCGCTTCCACCGCCGCCACCGCCGCCGCCACCGCCACCGCTAGCAGCCCATTTCACGCCACTGGCCTCTGCGCTGTCCACCGTAAGAACGTGACCATTAGTGCCGCCAACTGCCACGCGGATGTTGTCAGTGCCGTTGTGAACAATCAAATCGCCTTTGGTCGTGGTTGGAGCAAGCGCGTCAAATGCCGCTGTTTGCGCCGTTTGACCTGTGCCGCCGTTTGCGATTGGCAAAGTCCCAGTGACGCCAGTGCTCAACGGAAGCCCAGTGCAACTTGTTAGTGTGCCGCTGGATGGCGTTCCTAATGCAGGAGTTGTTAGCGTTGGCGATGTCCCAAGAACGATGCTGCCGCTGCCAGTGACGTTTTGAGCAAGCGCCGCAGCAACGCCAGTGCCCAGTCCTGTGATGCTGCCAACTGCGGGCGTGATCGTATTCGTTGAAACTGCCGTCACAAGTCCCTTGGCATTAACCGTAACCGCTGGCGCTGCCGTGGCACTGCCGAAACTGCCAACATTGTTGTTAACCGTTGCCAATGTCAGAGCGCCAGTGCTTGCAAGCGTAGCGTCTCCCGAAGCGGAGACTGGCGCGTAAGCTGTGCCGCCTGCGTTGCCAACTAAGACCTGGCCTGCACTTGGCGCGGTATTTGGCACGATTGACGCAATAGTTTGCGCGTCGTTTGTTACGTTAGCGAGGCCGACTTGCGACTTGGTTACGCTGTGCGGGTTGCTTGTGTTTCCAACGTGCGAAGAAAGGCTGCTAGCCGTCGTGTCAGCGGTAGCGCCTTGTGCGGCTGTAGCGTAGTCCGTAGGCGCCGAATTAGTTGCAGAAATAACGCTGTTGAGTTTCGCCCTTACGGATGAACCCGATTCGCCGTTTGTTATAGTTCCAATGGGCATATGTTAATCGTTCCAAGTTTCAGAGTCTAGCCAAACACCGGTATCATCCCAAGTATTAGCTGCAAGTATCCACGTGCCCGGCGGAGGAGCCGAAGTCGGTGGAGAAATGCCAAAAGGAAGTCCGAGAGAAAGCGCGTTCATATTCCTGGTAATATTATTTCGACAACGTTGCTAGCAGGTCCATCACCTGCGGAATTGCTAGGCACGATGATGTAATAGTAAGTTTCGCCTGCGGCTAAAATAACATTATCTTCACTAGTCAAAGTTGACCCTGCAAGAGATACAATCGGAGAATCAACTCCAGGAGTAGGTGCTGATCCTGTATTTCTATAAAGATAATATATGAAGCTTGAAGAACTTGTTTTGTCGCTAGCCGTCCATTCAAGTTGTGCCGTAGTGCTACCTAAATTTGCCGTAACCGTTAGCACTGGCGCAACGGTCGGAGGTGTCAACGTGCGATCAGCTACGCCGCATGGCAAATTTAAGCTGAGGCACATGGCAGGCATATTTATTCAGTCCAAAGGATGACTGTGCCGGAGGTCAAATCAATCGCACTTCCGCGAATTGGATAATAACCAACTGGCAACGTGACACCAGCAAGCCCAGCTTCGTCGCCGTCGTATGCGTTGTTCTCAATGCCTCCGCCAGTTGGAGCAGTAATGGCATTGATTACAGTTTCGGCGAGAACCGTGAACCCGTAGAAATTATAAGTCACGGTTGAGGTGCCAGCGTTAATCTTGTAGCCCTTAGAGGAGTGTTCTCGGTTCAGAGTCATGTCGCCAGATTCTCACAAATGCGATTAAAAGCAAACTCATTTTAATTTGACGCGATGAGGAATCCGATCAATAAAAGGGAAATGGTTCTCGCGGGCAAGGCGTGACCGTCCAACTTGCGATGAACCGCATTAGGCCGACTCCTTGCCCGAGTCGGCCTTTTTGTTTTAAAAATCATCACATGAAACCACAACTAGAACAACTAAAAGCCGAACTCCGCGAGTTCATTGAACTGTCGAAGACTTATATGAACGTCTCGGCAGCGACGGTGGAGTGTTTGCTGGTGGCTGTGGAAGGACTGGAAATAATAGCCTTCATTCAAGAAAATCAAGTAACAACCCATGCTTACGCAAGTAACAGAGACTTGAGTTTTAACGGAAGAAACGCTTTTGATAAGCTCCAACAAATCCTCACCATCTGGGAGGCAGCGAAATGACCCAAGAAGAAAAACGAATCAAGCTGGCTGAGGCTGGCGGTTTACAGGTTATAGATGTCCCATTTATTCCAAGCCAAACAAAGGCAGCGGGTTGCGTGTTTACCGACGCTGCCAGAACTGAATGGAGAAAATGCTATCCTAATTCATGTGGTGTTTATGGAGTTCCCGACTACTTCAACGACCTCAACGCGGTGCATGATTTTGTCTCTCAGAAACTCACCACAACACTTATGCTCGCTGAATATGAATATAGGTTGCGAGCTTGTTTAGCTGACGGACGACCAACTTTCGAGGTTGCTGGCTATGAGCTTGCCAACGCCATTGCAGCCCAACGCTGTGAAGCTCTCGGCCTAACCCTCAAACTTTGGAAACAATGAAAACTTACCCTTATATGGACGGTGACCAACTCATTCAATTAGTCGAGCAACAGGAGTATGACGAGCTTGCAGAGCTAGCTCTAAAACTGGCCAACCTGCGAGCGGAAGACATGGCGACTATTAAGGCTCAATCTGTGATGATAGATAAGCTGGCAAATGCCTTGGCTTTAATCACAGAGGAATATGAAGACCGAAGGTTCCAGTTCGGTGACGAATATTTATGGCAAAAGCACGAAGGCAATAACCCTTTGCCTACTGCTTTTGCAGCCATAGAAGCCTATGAATTCTCGAAAGGAGAACAGCCATGAACACACCAACACCCGACTACGGCGAGCCGTGGAATTATTACTACGACCTCGATCTTGCGCTAACTCGCAACGGCAGCGCTGGAGATGAGCGCCGAATAGCAGAATGCGTCAACGCCTGCGCTGGCATGGTTGATCCGGCTGAGGAGATTCAGGCGATGCGCGAGGCTATCAGGGAGGCGCACAAGATCATTCAGGTGCTCTATATGGACGCACTCGACCACCACAAGGAGAGCTGGCCGCGAGCCAACGAGTGGATGGAAAAATACGCAGCTTTTGCCAAACCTTAACTCTTTATTACAACATGAGCGATACACCGAGAACAGACGCAGCGCAGTTTGGCACAGGTCGAGTTAGTGTTGACTTTGCCCGACAACTTGAACGCGAACTCAACGAGTCAACCAAAGCCATACGCGATGCCGACTTGGCTTTACGCAAGTGCTTAAATTACCTGATCGTTCAACCAATCTTTACACGCAATAACAGCGACATTGAACGAGAATCGGAAACAATGGAATCTGTTCATCTTGCCCTCGCCAAACTCCAACCATTTATCACACCATGAGCGACACACCAACACCTGAAACTGATGGCATGACATTTTTCCCTCAACCCGGAATGATGCCTCCGTATTGCACAGTATCCTCTGAATTCGCACGCAAACTTGAACGCGAGCGAGACGCAGCACTAACAGCCAACGCCGAGCTTTTAGAGCGTCTCCGCGAACGCACCGAGGCACACCTTGCAGCCTCAGCCCGAGACGTGCAAACCATCCAACAACAGGCCGTCGAGATTGACAGGCTTAAATCTCTGCTTGCTTATATTTACTCACTTAGCCGATCTTGAATTTTGCGAGCTTCGCGTAGCACGTTAGCGCTGACATCGACAGCGCCAGCAGCGGGGCCAATGACGGCAGATGCGCCAGCAGCGGCAGCGGTAGAAAGCGAATCTAACGCATCTATAAATTCTTCTGAATTATTAGGACTAAAAAGCTCATCCATGTTTTTACCACCACGAAGAAGATCGTTTGCCGTTTTGCTTGCAAGGTCATCGGAAGGAAATACGCGAAGGCCAAGCAATGAACGCCCTACTTTGTCAATCAATCGACCAAGCACAAATAGCCCATTTACAGGGCCAAGTGTAAGCGCAAGCGTCCACTGATCTGTGCTCCACTCGCGATCACGATCTTCATCGTCACCTAGTAGCGAGGCAATCACACCAGCCATTACCTGCGAAACGGCGGCTTGTACAATGTGAGCGACAAACGCCCGCTGAACGTCCAGCGATTTGTTTTTAGATTTGCCCGTTGCCAGCTTGCGAATTGCCATTAGTTCAACCGCAAGAGCCTTGCGTTGGTCAGACACGAACATTGACATTGAACGCATAAACGGATTGCCAGAACGCTCGTAAAGAGCGCGGGCATAAACATCGGAAGGTTGCGCCGATGTAGCAATCATCTTTTCAACACGTGCGATGGCCTTGGCATTTGCAATTTCTGGCGTCATCTGCGGGTTTTCACGCATGTATCCGCGCCGATAATAATCAAAGGAAATAGCAGCGCCCAGGGCAGTCCACCCACCATCAACCATGCCCATCGGCATCATGCCTGCTTGCATAGCAAGAATGGCTTGAGATCCGGTCATGCTTGAACCCTGCATCGCAACGCGAGATTCAGCGGAGAAACCTGACTCAATACGACGGCGGATGATGTCAGATTTCCACATTGCGGAAACTTCACTAGCAAATGCCTGCGGCTCAATAAATGCGCGAGAAAGTCCCATCATGTAATTGTGGGCAGGCACGTCAGCCAAGAGTGGATTCAGCAGCGCCGGAGTCTGTTTGATAATGGGCGAAATACGAAACGCTAATCCCTTATAAGCTCGATACTGCATAAGCCAGCGCCAGAAACGCGACATATTCACAAGCTCGTTTGCACTGTTCGTGCCGTTCTTTTCAATCGTGCTGATGTCTTGCTTCAGCCGTTGCAGATAACCCTCACTCTTTTTCTGGCGGATTGCCACGGCGGTGTCCTTATCCAACAAGATAGCCTTCATATCCCGCATCATTTCAGCGTGCGCCACCCAATGAGAGACGTTTTCCCAGTGAGCCAAGAACACGGCAAGCGCGTCACTCTCCACAAGTGAAGCCGTCGTATTCACGCGGGACTTTGTAAAGCCAGCAGCTAAGCCGCTATTCATGTCTGAACTGTCCAAGTCCATCACCTCTCCGCCCGCGTTCATGTTGCGCCTATAGATCGGTGAATAGTTCTTAATGCGCGGAAGTGGTGCATTAAACAGCCTACGATAAATCGGATCAATCATGCCAGCCGCATCTTGATAGCTGCCAGAAATCCACCGTCCCAGCGCTTTAGCCTCTGGCGAAAGGAATTCTTCAAGCTGTGCGAAACTGTCAGCGTCCCAGCCATCGCGCTCCATTTGCTTGCGACTCGCATCCTGCATCGACCATAGCCACCACTGAATGCCTTGCGTCTCCGACATCCTGCGAGACGTTGGCGCGGCTTTGCTAGTCACTTTCTCAATTGTCACCGTGCGCTTGCGTGCGTTAGCAGCAAACTCTTCAAGCGCGGCGTCAACCTCGGCCTGTTCAAGCCCTGCCGTCTTCGCGTCCATCGTGCCGTCAGCGAGCTTTGTCAGCGTGTCTATGTCTAGCTTAATTTCCTTTTTTGTGACTTTGGAAATCATAATTCCCGAGTCTTTGAGCTTCTGCAATTCAGCGATGCCGCGAGCGTGTTGAAACTTACTGTCAGAATTAAAAATAACCGTTAGCGCGTCTTTTTTCTGAGACTCCACAAGACGCTTGATGTCGGTTGAAAGATTCGCCGCATTGATGATCTTGCCCGCAAAGTAATCCAAGATTTTAGAGTCTTCGCCAAAGATCAATTCAAGACGTTGGAGGGTAGTCCACAGAGACTCTGACAAAACTCCACGCATACCCAGCAGGGCGCGACGCATCACCTTCTTGTTCAGATTCGTGAGATTGTCAGCCACGGCAGCATTCAACTCGTCACCTTGCAGAATTGACGCTTGCCCACTCTGGCGCATGTCATCGAGAAACGCTTTACGTTCTTCATCCAACAGCTTTTTGCCTTGCTTGCCCTGCTCAATCGTCTCGTTTAGCCACAAGAAAGCAGACTCGCGGGATGCAGAGTCTTTTGTATCCCAGACTTCAAACAAGCGAGCAATGCCTAGCTTTGTAAGTGCGTCCTGAACATCTTCGGCATCCTTTGCTTTTTCAATTCTGGTTTCGAGAGCGTCTTGCCTTTCCTCCTGTTCAGACTCGCTCAACTCCAAGAACTCGGCAGCATAGTCCACCTGTTCCGTAGCTGTGGAAAGAATCTTGCCGGAGATTCGCCCGCTTGAATCCCGCTTTGATTGATAGCGTTCAAGCAATTTATCAACCGCCGTTCCATACTGCTCCTTGAGATGCTTTTCTAGCAACTCCTGGCCACGTTCAAGCTGGCGTTGCAGCACCTTCAAACGTGCCGATTCGCTAGCCTTGCGTGCTAGGGT